GACTCAATGTTGGCCTCTTCAAGCTGTCTTTGACCGTGAGGAGACATAGTAATTGGGGTCACATTGTCACGGCGTAAGAACTTTTCTACGGCCGGCGGCAGGGTCACGTGGTCAAGCGGAACCCATGAGACAACATCAATCCCTTCAAGGTCTGCTTCGTTGTAAACCCATACGTCATACAGTGTCAGCATCATGCTGCGCATGTCCGGCTTATCTGACATGAAATGCTCATGATAAGGCTTGAGCGTGTCTATGCCGTACGCGGTGTAACCACGTGGGTAATGAGCGACCGGCCCGTATTTAGATTGATAGGTGTCTATCTTGCCTTCGAGCCCATAGTTAGAAAATGATGCAACCTCAAGACCATGACGCTTGAGATGCTCGACCAGATGCTCTGCTTGCTGGCCATAACCAGTTGGCATTCCGGGAGTGTTAGAGACTAGGGAGACTGCGCCCTTTAGCTTTTCGTAGGTTGGCATAAAGTCAGCTTACAAAAGAGAACCCCTCGGTGCAACCTACAAAACACCGAGGGGTTCAACCTGTCTCAAGGATTACTAGCTTGCGCCACCCTTGAAGAACTTGATGTGACCAGCGTGGGTCAGGTCTCCGTCAACCCTCATGAGGTAACGAACAGCAACGACATCCTCGTTGAATGCATAGTCCTCAGACTGTGCAATCTGGATTCCGCCGGCAACCCTCGTCTTGTAAGACGGCATGTGTCCGAACAGAACTGACTTTGCAGTAGTTGCAGTAGCGGCCATGTGTGGGTTCTCGATTACGTTGTAACCAGCGAATGCATCTGGCTGACCTACACCAACTTGGTAGAGGTAGTTGCCTGCATCGTCCTTCAGCTTGCGCATAGCACCGATTGAAGAACCAGCGGCCATGTATGCAACACCGGGTAGGCGGCGAGCTGCGCCGTCTAGCTGGTACTGCAAATCTATGAGATTGTCAGAGGTGAACGCACCGCTGACCCCCGTGCCGCCCGTGATGCCGGAGCCAGCAGCAGTTACAACACCGTTTGGCTGGCTTGAGCCAGTTCCGGTGGTGAGGGCTGCGTTTACGCCGTATCCGATTCCGTTACCAATCTCAGTTGCAAGGAAGGACAGCATGTCGAATCCTGCATCTGCAACTAGCTCACGTGCAACCTTGATGATTCCGCCGTACTTGTAGGCCCCAAGAGTGATGGAGCTGAAAGTTGGGTCAGACTCGGTTAGAGCTGTACCAGCAGCGGTCAGGGTTGCGGTGCTGTAAGCAGTCAAAGTTGGCAAGGTCAGGTCTTCGCCTGATGCCGTATTGATTACCTGCGATACGTCAAGCATCGGGCCAGTGAGACGAGCTACGGAGAATACCTCATCGTAGAAGCTCTTTGGCACGGTGTTGTCGCTGTTTACGAGTAGACGCTTCTCGAACTTTGCAGTGCGAGTCTCGCCCATGAGAACGGAGCGGATGATTGCATCCTCGCTACGCTCTTCGGTTGCTGGGACGAATCCCTTTGCAGCAGCAGATGCAGCGACCTTGCGCTCTTCTGCACGCTGTGCGATTGAGATTTGCTCATCGGCGCGAGTAATGTCGGCCTCAATGCGCTCAATCTTCTCTAGCTCAGCAGCGTCTAGTCCACGACCCTCTGCCTCGGCTGATTCGATTACATCGCGAATAGCCTCGGTAAGATTTGCACGGACTTCCTGCTGAGTCTTGATGAACTCAGACATTTAGTCTCCTAATAGTTACTTACATTGGACAGCCGCGCTGACGCAGACTGAATGACGGCAGAGCTGACTCACTTCCGCTACAAATAGTTTAGCGCAGGAAAAACCCCCCGGTAGAAAGCATAAGAACCGGGGGGCGAAACCCATCTTGGCAGAAGAGTGTTAGCGAGTCTCTTCCGGCTTGGTTACTCGGGTTTCCTTTACTGGACGCTGATGCTTAGTGCCATCCTGAACCAGACCGTCACCATCGCCGTCTTTGGCGTTGGGCTTGAACGGGGTGTCAGTGTCTAGGCTTGCGATTGCATCAGCCCAGCGGTCTGCAAGCTGCCAGACAACACCGGCTTCGGGGTTACCAGCAACAGCGAGAATCACCTTTTTGATGTCATCCCTGTTAGCCATTAGATACCTTTCATTAGCAGCTCGAGCTTCTTCTTCTTTAGCGCGAGCATCATTTGGTCGGTTTCGGATGTGTCCTCAACCTTTTCCTCTACAGACTCAGTCTGCGGAGAAACTTCATCAATTATCTTACGTAGCAGTTCTGCTTCGTCAACCGAAATCTCTTCGCCCGATTCAACTTTCAGCAGAGCATCTGCGACTGCGTCTGGGTCAACCTCGGCCCTCTTGGCCACCTTGTCCAGCCCGCGCACAGTAGTTGTACCTGCGGTGTCAGGATACGCAGGGAAAGCAACGATGGAGACCTCGTGCAACCTGACAGACTTTAGAGTTCTTTCAGAGCCGTCAGAGTTCCACTCATCGCCTCCAGAGGGGACACTGAAACCGAATGACATCGAGTCGATGTCGCCTCGCTTTATCAGCTCCCGCGTATCGCGCCCTAGTGACGTATTGGGTAAATCCGCAGCAACGCGCAATCCACGCGCATCTTCCTGAAGGCGCAGCGTTCCGGCACGAGTAGAACCGAGTACCGCTCCGGTGTCGTGGTTCCACAACAGCTTGATGTCGTTGCGGGCACGCTTGAGTGAATACCTAAATGCACCGGGCGCAATCTGCTCTCTAAACGGTAGTGGCTCACTCCATGAGTTGAATACGGCAGCGTAACCCTCAAAGGTCATGCCATCGCCCTCTTCACGAACCTCAAGGTCTGTGACGTTTAGGCGCGTTTCTATCTTGGACAATGCTTCGCCTTTCGCTCGTCCTTCATTTTCTGCTTCAATTCTAGCAACTACACCTTCTGCGTAGGACAATGCGCGTCTCGCAGCGGCCTTAGATGGCCCTGAGCCCCACAGCAGATGTGCAACTACACCAGCACTAGGATAATCGTCTGAATTAGGATTGGCGGCGGGACTGTCCAAATCAGCCAGATGGCGAGCAATCCAAGCGCGGAGCCTAACCCACTTGTCAGCAGTGACAGAACCCCGTGCCATCGCACGTGCCTCACGAATCGTTCTTTCAACCAACCCATCGCCTCCGAGCCCCTCCTCGTAGTATTTGAGTCCCTGACGAGCTGCTGCTCGCATGTAGGCCGGGGGTCGTAGGTTTACTTGCCTTGCTTCAAGGTTCCTGCGGTTTGGTTCTAAGTCATCAATTTGACTGAGAGTAGAGAACTTGTGTCCGACTCTGGTATTGGTTTCTTCCCATCCTTCGTCTGTTCTCCGGTAGACAACTATAAGGGCAGCTGGGTCATCTGGTGTTCCGGTGATTTCAAAGTCAGTGTCGGGAACGTTGATTACGCCATCTTCAACAATGTCAACTACTCGCCCGCGAGCGCGACCGCCGGATGAGTTCCAAGATACAAAGTCACCGATAACTAGAGTTCCCGGTGCAGCACGATTCTCGCTACGCTCTCCGCCGGGTTCCATCTCTTCAGATAGGGAAATAGCTACCATTTGGTCGATTGCTTCGTCCTTGGTTCTGTGACAAGCAACTAGCTCGCCATCTTCCTTTTCTACTGCCCAGCCAACGCAATCTGGATTCTCATTGCTGATGTAATACGGCATACTTACCTCCGCCTAGATTGTCTGCCTGAGAAAACTGATTGTGTGACCTGTTTTACTTGATACAACAAAAAGCTGCTCAAGTGGGGCCAGCTCAAATTTCAAAGTGTCTTCTTTTTTCAAAGTCAAGCCGTTACTGGTCGTGACATCCGGCCCTCCAATGTAGACAACATCGGTGTTGTCATCGTTGTGTATGGTCAGATTCGAATAGCCCTGATAGAGACCGTCTATCGGTGTTGCTACCGTTCCTATCGAGGCTCGACCACTGTGCAGCATTACTGCTCGCCCTCTCCCTCGGCATAATTGTCCGAACCAATGTCTAGTGGTGATTGCAGCTGTACGCTCGGCAGACCTGTGTGGTCTACCGCTGGCAGACCGAATGCAGCCATAGCTGCGGCTGGGTCAAAGCCGACCTGAATCAACTTGGTTGCCATGTCAACCTTCTCAGTCTGCTCACGCAAGTTGGCTGCACCGATGTTCACGTTAGCCAACGGCACGCGCACGGTGTTAGCTGATTCGTCATCGATTGGCGTTAGGTCTTCCCTGACACGGACATCGTTCACACTCATGACACCTGCCTGCACCAAAGTGCTGTAAGCGGTCGTACGTGCCTGTATGTCGGCTCGTAGCAGGCCATCAAGGTTGAATGCTATGTATGCCCTTTCTCCGCCGGGATAACGGCTCATGAGCGGGCTGAGGGCGTTTTCTATCTTCTCTGCGATTGGCCTGATGCAGTGTGTGACCCATGCAAGGTTGTTTTGCTCGACCGAAGCGTATGAGGTGGT